AATTCTTCGGGCGTCATTGTGGTGCGGACTTCGGTCAAGCTCATGCCAAGCTCTTTGGCGACGCCAAATTGCAGCATGAGCCAGTTGTCTTTACGAAGTTCCGCAACTAGGATTTTGGGTCCATTTGCTCTTCGTCTTCATCAGTAAGAATGGCCAGCATCAAAGACTGCAGATCGCTGTCTTTGACTTCGTTTTTTAAAATATCGATTTCACCGGCAGAAAAAAGCTTGGCACCACTTTGATCCTGTGCTTTGCTAATCAGCAGCTGCAGTGCAAACGCTCCAGCGTCGTCAGACTTGGCTTGCTTCTGGGCGCGTTCACGTTCAGCCATGGTTAGCGGGCTGATCCACATCTCAAATGTCGTGCCGTCAGACAGCTCGACTTTGCGCTTGCTTGGCTGGAGATTTGCTGCTTTACGCAACCGATCAATGGCGCGATTAGATCCAGCGGGCATAACTTGTACTTGACTATAAAGTAACTATAGCGTAGCGCATTAAAAAACCCCGGCAAAACCGGGGCTAGTTGCTTACTTAATAAGTATTAAGTAATGCCTTAAGTAGCACTTTATCAGGTGACGCTGAAGTCAAACACAGGTGCCACTGCTGGACGGAAGTTTACCGACACAGATTGGGCGTCATCAGGGTTGATGGCTAGGTTGGCTGAAGTAAGAATTGCGTCGAAGGCTACTGAACGGCTCAGTGTGTCGTCAACAACACCGCCCGTAAACACACGGTCGACATACAGCTTGAAGGCTGCACCTGTTTGTTGGCGCTGTAGAACGTCCTCGATAATACGGTTGCCCATATTTGCGTCTTCGTTCGTAAAATAGAACGTCGCAGATCCTGAGCCTTCGCCAAAGCCAGCAATAAATGTCCTGAATGGGACGTACTGCTGGTTGCCTTGACCGATGGTGGTTACATCAATCTCAGCGCGGCTCATCTCAAAAGACCATTCACGCACCTGACCGACTACAACGAAAGCGTCATAGGCAACCTGGAACTTATTGGGGGACGTTGCTGTCCCAACATCGGTAAGGTCCACAGCGGATCCGCCTTCAGTGGCAGATACTTGCATCGCACCAGTGGATGCCGTATAGCTGATGACGTAATAGGTGGTTGCTGTAGCCAAACCAGCAGGAAGCGTGCCAGTGCCCGCGCCGTTGGTAGTAGTGTTGACTAAGCTAAAGCTGACTGGATCGCCTACCCTATACCCCAGATAAGTGGGTACGGTAATCGTGTCAGTTGCGATGTTCACTCCCGCAGGAGCAAACGTGCTGGACGTGCCAGCAGGTTTGTAGTAAAGAGCACCTGAAGTGCCGGACAGAACGGTGGTGGCCATTGCTACGCCAAAAAGTAAGGATCTCTGCGGGCACTGCCCGGCTACCTACAGGTTAGCGCCTATTTAAGTCAGCACCGTTGCTATATAACCTGTGTCAATACGGCCTACAAAATGTGGTGATTCATCAGTAGCTGAAAATGTGGGGCCGTTTATTTCACCCACTTTTACAAAAACACCTGCAGTAGTTTTAGCTGTGTCATTAATCGTCTCTAATACGTTTACAGCGGTTGTTACCAGTTCTTGATTGCGGGCCGGACCACGTCCTTTTTCTGTGAACAAACGGATTACTAACGCACCACGGGCATTATCCACGCTAGAAGTCAGCGTTGGTTCGTTGGTTATGCCGAATGTGATGTTGACGCGGACATACTCGGTGGTCGTATTTGGTGGTACGGCAGTGATGTTGTCAAAGTAAACCGGTACTGCTGGCACAAGGTTGTTAAACGCCGTCAGTAACGGGTTCTCCATTGATGCTCGGATCGCTTGGTAGTTCACTGCAGCTCCTTGAACAGGTCATCCATTTCAATTCTGACAGCGCGATCCAGTTTGCCTCCTTCTACATAGCTAGCGAACCAATCAAGATCGGCAGTGGCACTAGATTCGCTGTCTGGATTTCCTCCACCTACATAGCCTCGGTAGGAAGGCTGCTGGCGACCGCCATCACCTTCACGAAGTTTACTTCGGCCCAGTTGAGTTTGTGGGAAAGGTTGGCCTGGAGGCCGGATAAAAGCACTTTCAATTAAATCCGTGGCTTCAGCTGCGTATTCTGCAAAGTTTGAAATAGTAAAAACAACTTTGTCTTTTGTAAGCACGCTTTTTGCTACTTGGGGGCCTGTGACAGTCGGCGTAAAAATGGACCTTGGTTCGCCAGCTTGACCATCGCCCTTAGAGCTGCCTACACCGCCTAAAGGGCTTTCGATCTGCCAAGAGTTTGAAAATTTACCACTCCAGCTTGGGCCCTCCTGTTGAAGTTCGCGGACTGTGCGTTCTGCAGCGGCTTTTGGACCGTTAAACACAGTTGTTGCAGCTACCCGGTCAAGCTCTTTTAAAAGTTTAACTAAACCGTTAGCCATTACTGTGGCCTCACGATCAGGGTGTGGTATATGGGATTGTCACCACGATAGGTCAAGATGTTGATGATCTTGGCTTCGCGGGTTTCACCTGCCTGCGGATATTGCACACGGTCTGCTTCTGTTGGGTAGTAATCGCCAAGTTCTGCCGTACCAATCAAAATCTTTACATCCGTGCTTTGGTACAAGCCTTCGGATTCGCGGGGCGTCAGGCGGCTGATGATGCCTTTTACTGTGACGTTGGTGTCCGCTCCATTCACAGCCCCTGTGGTTGGGTTGTAGGTGCGGGGTGTTGTGGTCTTGATGTACGTGATGTCTTGGCCCCAGTCGTTAAAGATCTGGGCTGGAATCGGTGAAAAGGTGTCGTCTATTTTTGACATTTCATCCTCTAACAACGCGCACTTGATAACCCCCAGAACCGCCCAGGGTGAAGGCTCCAAGGTATGACTGTAACCAGGGGTAGACATCAAAAATGTTGTTCACAGATCCAGTTGCCTGGCTATCTGTGTTGTACTTCACCTTTAGTTCGCCTAGCTCGACTTCTTCATACAAACCTTCGGTTCCGGTGTTACCGGTGACGGCATCAGTGTCATTTGCGAGGGCGCGTGCCAGCTCATAGGTGGCGTATTTGATGTCGGATGGGATGGCGGAGCATGTAAGCTCCACCCGGTCGACGTGGTAATTGTTGCGTGGCCAGCTCAGGGCTTGGCCGTTACTGCAACGGTCGCCGTAAAAATTAAGTACGTCGATCCAGCGGGTTGCGCTGATGATGGCGCGGTTTTTTTGGTCGTCAGTTTTGTCGTCCCAGGTTGAAGAATTTGGAACGGTCTCGAAGTAGGCGTTTGCTTCCGCCAGCGTTACAAAGCTGTTGGAATTTTCGCCCTTTAATGTGGCATCGATTGTTGCGGCCACAAGACTGCAGAAATACTTTCTTTGATTTTAGCCCAATAAAAAACCCCGCCGAAGCGGGGCAGTATCAGCTTGTGCTGGACTTATCAGGCGATTGCGCTGGTGTCCAGTGGGCTGTTGACGATCAGCTCGACCATGGGGATCAGGTCGGTGTCGTAGGTGGCAGACCACTTGTTAGCGGTGGCCAGGTTGCCGTTGGTGGGGTTGTCACCAGCGTCAGTCCACTTGGTGCCCATCACGTGATAGGCGGTGTGGTAGTCCACAGAAAGTACGTCTTGCTTCGAGAGCACGTTGCGGTCTGCTTCAATACGCAGATCCTGCTGGACGCCTTCCAGAATTGAACCACCCTTCATCAGGAAGCAGCGGAACTCCTTGATGTGGGTTGATGTGCCAGGGATCACAGTGTTGACCTGTGGGTCCATGACGACATTACAGCCTGCAAATTCGCCGATGGAGCGGGCTCCAACGCCGACGCCGCCACCGCCCCAGGTCACTGCGCCAGAAGCGGCCAGTGCAGAGGTGCTGAAGGTAAGAAGACCAACCTGATACAGGTAGAAACCAACGGATGGGTGGACAATCAAGGTGTCCAGCTCATCACCACGCTCGCCAAGGGCAGCGCGGGCCTCAGCCATAGTGGCTGCGGTAAGGAAGTTGGCTTCGCCTTGTCCTGAGGTTGCTGCAACTGCTTTGTCCAAAGAATGGGCAGACAGTGCAGTGCCAAACAAACCGGCAAGCTGCGAGAACAGGCGTGCGCTGTTCAGCTTGTTGATTGCATCGGCAAGCTGGTTGCGGATGTGAAGCATTGGGTCTTCGCCCGCTGCCAACATTGCAACGTCGTCCACTGCATACGCGAAACCGCGATGGCAGATGGAAGCGATCTGGGTTCCGGTGCCGATCTTCTGTGGAGTTAGGTAGCCGCCGGAGCTGCTGCCCCACGTAGCTGTACCGTCCATGATCTCCTCTGTTGGAGATACTGGATTGAACTCAGGGACTTGGATGCGGGTGCCGCCTTCGCGGGCATCCAGCAAAGGATTACGAACGACAGCGCCAGACTTGATGAACAAGCTGCGCTCTTTTACTGCCTCAGACACATAGGTGCTGAGATTATTCCTCTTTACGATGTCCGCAAGCAGGACACCGCCGGAATAATTCTGAAATGGTGCGGCCATCTTAGAAAACCAACGTTAAAGGTGTGCGGGGTCCAAGCCACGGACTTGGTGAGACAAGCCCCACCGGGGCTACAAAGAAGCTTCCCTTTCCAGCACAGCTGCAAGTTCGGGCTCCTCTGCTTTTAGTTGCATTTGTCTCGTTATGTTAATACTACCGGCCTTGAATGGATTGGCCATTCCAGGGGCGATAACAGAATTTGGTGTGGGTTTGGCCCCCATACCAGCGGCGCTGCTGGGCTTGAAGTGGTGCTCAAAACCTGAGCCGGGATTCTTTAAATTGCCTAGGTAATTAGTAATATCTTGTTCGACACCTTTGTCCAAAATTACAACGTCGCCGTTGTCCTTTTTGTGCAGGTTGTTTTGTACCAGCTGCAGCATTTGCTCGGCGTTGATCGCACCAGCTCGGCTGATTGCTGATAACGCTTTTGTACGCATGGAAGCTTCCTCGTTGGAGACCTTTAGGTCCGCCAATTGGCGTTCCAATGCACCGATCTGGACGTCCTTTTCTTGGGCGCTCTTGTTGGCTTCTTCCCAAAGGTCTTTCCATTGGCCTTGGTCTTCCAGCGTTTGCTTGCGCTGGTCGTCCTGCTTTTTGTATACGTCGTCCAGCTTGGATTTGATGCCTTGGAAACGTTCCTCGGCTTCAGTTGCCTGCTGTTTTAAAGCGGCAAGCTGCTT